TGTAACAAGTGGTATAATGTTCCATTCTTGGCACAAGACACTATATTTGAACCAACATTAAACATACCAAGAAATGATAAAACTCTAAGTGCTTACAGAACAGAAACTCCTTACTTGTTAAAGTTGAGAAAAATATCAAGAAGATTTACTGTAAGACAAACAGGTGATAGTAGATTTGAAATACAATATGGTGCAGGTATATCGGACTTAGATGATGAACTATTGATACCAAATCCAGATTTGATAGGAAGTTCTTTACCAGGTGTCTTTAACAATTATTCACCAAATATTGATCCTTCAAATTTCTTATACACTAAAACATACGGATTGGCACCAAGTAGTACAACCTTGACGATTTATTATAGTGTTGGTAACGGTATAATAGATAATGTTCCAAGTGATACACTTACTAATATACAATCAAGAACTATATCATTGGATCCGTCTGGTTTGGATCCAATTTTATACAACCAGATAGTTGGAAGTCTTGCTTGTACAAACCCAACTCCATCAACTGGTGGAAAATTGTCAGAAGACATAAATGAAATAAGACAGAATGCATTGGCAAGTTTTGCATCACAAAACCGTGCTGTTACCAAAGAAGATTACATAATTCGTGCTTATAGTTTACCATCAAAATATGGTTCTATTGGTAAAGCATACATAACAAAGGATACACAATTAACATCCGATTCTATCTATAATAGTGATAGAATTCAAAATGGACTTGCGTTAAACTTTTATGTGTTAGGATATGATGGTGATGGCAAATTAACAATGGTTAATAATGCAACAAAAGAAAACTTAAAAACATACTTAAATCATCACCGTGTTTTAACAGACGCAATTAATATCCGTGACGCTTACATTATAAACATCGGTCTTGAATTTGATATAATTACATTGCCTGACCAAAACGGAAATCAAGTAATTTTAAGATGTATTGATAAACTTAAAAATTATTTTGATGTCAGAAAGTGGCAAATAAATCAACCAATAATAATCAGTAATGTTTACACTGAATTAGATAAGGTTGAAGGTGTACAAACAGTAGTGAATGTAAAGTTTAAAAACCTTTACGATCAAACACTTGGTTATTCTCCTCATGCCTATAATATTGATCAATCAATAAAAGATGGCATACTGTTTCCGTCTTTAGATCCTTCTATTTTTGAAATAAAATTCCCAAATAATGATATTATTGGTAGAGTGAGGGCATTCGGATGATATATTCAATATTTGCACAAAGAGATGCTACTATTTATGAAAGGTCTGTTGAACTTAATAGTGGTATAGATTCACTATTAGAAATATCCCATGAACAACCTGGTTCTGGATCAAATATATTTAATGCCAGAGTATTGATTAAATTTGATGTATCCGATATTGAGTCTAAAATAAATTCCAATAAAATTTCTTCAAACGCAAAATATTATCTATCATTAATAACTGCGGATGTAAGAGATATACCACAAGAATATAAAATATATGCTTATCCAGTTAGTTCTTCATGGACAAACGGAACAGGTAGATGGGGTAATAATCCAATAACAAAAGACGGTGTTTCTTGGAAATATTTTTCATCTAAAAACATTGGAAAAGAATGGGACATACCACCAACTATTTCAAATTATGAATGGGATAACTTATCACAAACATGGGTTGATGCTAATATTCTATTCGGTAGTAATTTAAGTGTATATGTGACATCATCTTATTTTACAAATGAAGGTGGTGGTACATGGTGGGATTACGATAACTTAGAATGTACTCAATCATTCATATTCCAATCATCAGACATATACATGGATGTATCTTCGATAGTAAAAAAATGGGTTACTGGTTCTGGTAGATTGGATAATGATGGGTTTATATTAAAGTTTAGTAATGATATAGAAAGTTCTATCGAAAATTTAACTGGATTAAAATTCTTTTCTACTGACAGTAATACAATATATGTTCCAAGATTGAATGTTGTTTGGGATGACTCTGTATTTGTAACTGGAAGTTTAACTCCAATTGCAGAAGACAATGTTAATTTGAATGTTAAGTTGAAGAAATTTTATGCTCAAAATGAAAAAGCAAAAATAAGAATATATGGTAACACAAGATACCCACAGAAAAATTATACAACTCAATCTTATCAAACTATAAACTATTATCTACCGTCTTCATCTTATTATGAAATAAGAGATGCACATACGGATGAAATAATATTGCCGTTTGATTATACTGGATCAAAAATTAGTTGTGATGGTACAAGTAGTTATTTCAATCTTTGGATGGATTCTTTTCAACCAGAAAGATTTTATAGAGTAGTTGTTAAGGTTGAAAGGAGTGGTGGTGACAATGTTCAAATATTTGACAACAATTATTACTTCAAGGTTACACGATGAACGATTTAGTAAGAGATACCGATACTAAAAAAATTATAAGTTATACGGATGAAAATATTCAAGAAAACACTGGATACATTGAAGTTCCTGTAATTGATGATAGATTTTTATCTTCAGATTTCAATTATGTTGTTAAAACTAAGTTTTCAAGTTTACCAGAAGCTGTTTCTGCGGAAACAAATATGATTTCACAAGTAAATGAATATGAAAAATTAATTCTAACTGGTGTGCCAATCGGTGGATTAACCGATAGTAATCTTCAAACAATAAAAAATGTTGCAAAAAATGAATTGCTATCTAATTTATCGAATTTAGTTCTTGGTAATCCAGATTCAAATGCTGCTCTTAAAGAAAGAATAAAAGAATTAGAAGATGCACTTAGTCTTAAAGATGGTCTTATTGACAATCTAAATAGACAACAAGATGTATTTGATACAACTATTGATGCATGGGGTGCTCAAAATCTTGCTAATCTACAAAGAATTGATGCACTCGAAAGAGTTAATTTGGAATTACAAAGACAACAACAATTTACATTAGATACTGTAAAACAAAATGTAGATGATTCAGTAACACAAACTTCTGCTTCACTTGCAACACTTATAAACAATAATGAAGATGCATTTACTATACTAACAGAAGAAACTAAGTTACTAAGAGATATTGCAAAATTACCAGATTTAACAAAATTACTAAGTGATTCGGAAAAAAATGGTTAATTACTTTAATGGTCATGTAGTTTTATAAAAACGAGTTTAATATATTATGCCTAATTTTAGTTATAAAAATATATCGGAAATTCTAACAACACAAGATCCTATTCGTGGTGTTAGAATTTTACAATCAGACCTAAATGGAAGAATAATAGTTCCAAGATTTAGTAGTTTGAATCAACCCGATGATCCTTTTGCACCGTACACAAATATCGAGTTCCATGCTTTTTTACCAAACGGTGCTTATGTTGATACTCTTTATAACATAAATTATAATGTAGTCTTAAAAGAAAACCCAAACGGTGAAACTATAAAGTATGTGGTTCTTGACATCCATAATGATTTAAGAGATGCAAGATTAATACCAGGACCATACAAAGTAGTTTATAATTTTTTTAGAAATGTAATTGGAAGTTCTGAAAGAGAAAATAGACTTTTTATATCTGATATTTCTTCCGATAGAAGAGAAATAAAACTTTCTCTCACTGATCCAAATGATTTAGTTTCAAGAAAAGAATTATCTGATTTTGTATTAGAGTATATGGCAGGATCAAAATATATGATGCCTGTTGTATTAAATTTTGGTCAAAATAATATAGTTCATGTAATCAATGTAACATCCGATGGTGATCCAAATTATTTTTATGTAAGGTTAATTGATCCTTTACCATCTGATGTTGATACATTCTTTCAATGTTGGTTAGGTAGTCAAATAATGAAACCGTATATCGATAATGTTATCGTTATACGAGATGACATCGATGATATGCCTTCATACATATCTGGACCAAATTTTGATGTTGAATATGATTACTGGACAAATTCGGAAACAAGTTATAAATCTTGGAATGAATTATTACAAACAAATGTACAGACTTCACAAGAAATAGTAAATAGATATTTACTAAATTCCGGATCTTATACAAAATTAAATTATGACTTTACACAGTTTGAAAACTTTATTTTCTATTCATCTGCGGAAGAACGAATAGAAAACTTCTATTATAAAATTCAGTTAATTGAACATTATAATAGTGAGTTGGACACACTGAATACTTATACTGGTTCTCTTGACTTAAATAAAACAAAAATTAAAAATCTTAGAGAAAAGGTAGTATCTGGTTTTGATGATTTTGAAAAGTGGATGTATTACGAAACAACTGCTAGTGGTATCTATACCTACCAAGCAAGTTCTTCAATAATACCGTATCCAAAATATGAAGTAACAAGTAGTGATTATCATATTGCAACCAAAGAAGGTAAGTACAAATTATATGCAGTAACATCGAGTCAAGTCGATGACTGGTACACCAATCTTCTTGATATTGCAACAGATTATGATATGTTGAATGAAAACGCCTTACACAAGGCAATACCAGAATATCTTAGAGACGATACCGATAATGATCAGTTTACTACATTTGTAAACATGATTGGTCAACACTTTGATATATTGTATTTTTATACCGATCATATATTAAAAAAGAATTTAAGAGAAGAACATCCAAAAGACGGGTTATCACAAGACTTGATATTTGAAGCAACTAAAAATATGGGTTGGCAATTATCACATGGTACTCAAACAAAAGACCTTTGGGAATATGCATTTGGTTTAAGTGGTAGTGGTGAACCAATATGGTCTGGAAAAACTACGATAAGTAAATATCATACAAAAACAGAAGAAGAAAGAACAAAAGAAGTTTGGCGTAGAATATTTAATAATCTATCATACATTTACAAAACAAAAGGAACTGCGAGAGGTAAAAAGGCATTGCTA